TAGCGTAGTCAGAACTATCAAAGGCTTTGACTTGCGCTAGATTGGTTACTTCGCTGTCCATCAAAGCACCAGCAGCAGTTACATTAGTTGTATCTGTTACGTCTGCACCTGTTTCAATGCCATCTAGTTTAGTACCGTCTGCAGCTACATCACGACCATCTACAGTACCTGTAACTGTAATGTTACCTGTGACATCAATACCTGCATCGAAGTCTACGTTACCTGTGAACGTACCACCAAAGCTAGATACTGTGTCAGCTAATGTGAAATGTTTAAATGCTATTACGTTAAACTCATCCGATGCAGTTGCACCAGATGTAAGAGTAATTGTGTCACCACCAGAAACGGTATAGTCTGTAGTCTTCTCTAGTACAACACCGTTAAGTGTTACAATAATGTTATCTTCTAAGAAGCCTAGATTATTACCATTATCATCTGTGCCAGTAAATACAGTCTGACCAGATGTAGCTGTGTAGTTATAATTATCAATGCTTCGAGCAGCTAAGTTCTCAACATCAATAGAGGCCATAGTGATGAAGACTTCAACACCTGAGCCTGATAAGTCAATTAGTGAACCAGTACTACTCTCAATCAAAGTACGACTAAGAGTAGTGCCAGTTGATGTATAAGTACCTGTGCCAACTTCCCAGTCGTTACCGTCTATGATGGTATATCTAACAGAGTCGTTGTTTACGATGCCGCCATCTGCAAACGTCTGAAAGCCTTGTACAGCACTACCAAGAGTGATAGTACCTGTACCAGTAGTAGATGTGTTAACCTTAACACGGTTTGCAAACTTAACGGTCATAGTAAATACCTATGTTTAGCTAATACGGATAACTGCGTTTGATGCATCTGCAGTCGGGAACACGATAGTAAAGTCACCTGATGTAGATGTTACTGTACTACCAAAGTCAAATACTGCGATAGCTTTGTTACCCTGTGAAGCGTTATAAATAATAGCACCATCTGCAGAGATAGTTAAGTTAGAAAATACTTCGTCTGCGAAATCAACAAACGCTGTACCGCCTGACAAAGAGATTACTGGACTGTCTAGTGCTTGACCGCCAGCAGTGTAGTTTGTTCCTGTAGCTTCATCTGAACCACCTGTTACATCAGAGTAGTTAGTTGTTGCTGCACCGTAAGTACCTGAAGGGGTTTCTTTGATAAGAGCTACCTTCAATGTATCTGTATCTAGATCGTGAACACCCCCAAGAAGTTCTTGCTTGAAGCTGTTACACATTGCCGTAGTGATTGCCATTGGGAATGTCCTTTGTTATAAGCACAAAGAGGCCAGCACTAGGCCAGCCTCTCTATTGACTTTGATTACGCTGCGTTGTAACGTGCTGTTACAAGTGCTTCTGGACGTAGAATTTTGCGCCCGTAAAGGTGCATACCACGAACGATGTCAGCAAATGAATCAGGGTCACGGTAGTTCTCAACTTTGTTGATTTGCTCCGCTGAAGCTACTGCTTCGTCCTGACCAGCTACGATAACACCGTAGTTGTCGTCCTGCGCTGTTGTACCTGAAGTACCTGCACCTGTACCTTTAGCTGGTAGGTTGTTTGAAACATAAACACGGAAGCCGTGTAGGTTGTTCAATACCAAGCCATTCATTAGGCCAGTCCCACCCCAGTCAGCTTGCAATACGCGGCTGTCTTCGTCTTTTAGGATTTCCATAAAGACTGGATCAACAACAAGCCAACGACCACGTGAGTCAACGTTTGCTGTATCCATTGTACGTGCCATACGTGCAACAACAGTCAAAGGTGAAGTTGTTGTAGTTGACAATGATGTCGCGCCTGGTAGACGTGCTGCTAGTGGGATAGAGTCACCAGTTGTTGAAGCTGATGCTGTAGTTGTGATGTGACCAATGTCAGACATGTCTAGGTGGTTAGCTGACAGGAATTCACCTGTTAGGTTAGCCGCTGTGTCATGCTGTGCGTCACCAGATGTTGATGAGATTTTAACACCTGCTGTTGTGTGACCAGACAAGTAAGACAATACGTCTGCGTCCATCGCGTCAGCCATTTTATATGCTGCACGATCAGCAGCTAGGCTAACGTAATCAACGTTTGCAAACTGATCTTCGATGTCATCCATTTTGAATGCGAAGTAGTTAGCTTTGTCGATTGTTAGAGAGAAGTCTTCATCGTTTAGCTTCTCAACAGAAATAGCTGTGTGACGCTGTAGAGCGTTAACAGTTACGTCTGGTTCTTTTTGAATACGAACAACGTCACCTTGGTTTGCAATCTCACCAAAGTAAGAGTTGTTTGTAATCGCGTTTGTGACAGCAGATTTACGTAGAGCAATCTGTGCCTGTTTCGAATAGATTACTGGAGACCAGTTACCGTCGAAACCTCCTGATGCGGAAGTAATAGCCATAGTTAATTCTCCTTATAGATATGGCGTTTACGATTAACACGATATCCACTAAAGAGGCTCTTCATGTTAGGGTAGTCAGCTATGCTTCAAGGGTGGCCGCCCTATCTGCGCTGGGCCTATATGTTGAGGTAGTTCTTTGTTGTGGCTAGTGCTTAATGAAAAGCATACACACTTTATGTTGTGTATATGCTATAGTTTTATTTACAAAGTTAAAGATGTCAACTATCTTTTTGTCATATCGTAAATAAATTTGCCTTTGCGCTGGGCATCTAGAATCTCATCTTGGCGCTTTTCGTACTCCTTAATGGACATCTTAGCGACTTGAGATTCACGCAAATAGGTTGACGAGTCGTCTGCTTCTGGTGCTGCTGCTCGTTTGCTCTTTACAGAGCTTGCAGCGCCCTTGTCAGCGCTCGAAGTCTTTTTAGTAGTGATACCCTTATCAGCTTTGTAAAGGTCAATCACACGGGCTACAGACTTAGCGTCTTCAGCATTCTCATATAGAGCGTCTTGTACGACTTTAGGCTGCTTAGAAGCCCAATCATGAAAAGAGTCGTCTGCACGAATATCCCCAAAGTCAGGGTGTAGTGCAGCTAGTTCAGCTTCAGCTTTCTCACGCTTAGCTGTAACACGTAGCTCTTCAATCTCTTTCAAGCGACTGTCTAGGTCTGACGCACGTTCATTCGCTTTCTTTTCAGCAATGGCTTCTACAATACCTGCTACGTCTGGGTACTTCTTAGCCCAAGCTTCTACTTCGTCTTCTGACTTAGGTAGTACAAGCTCATTCTTCGTGGCAGCTTCTAGTTGCTTTTGAAGTTTTTCTAACGCAGCTTTGTGTTCTGCGTCTTTCTCTTGCATGTACTTACGAATATCAGAGTAGCGCTTCTTAAAGCTTTTCTCTTCTGCACTCAGTCCAGCATCTTCTTCTTGTGCTTCACCCTCTGACTCTGCTTTAGCTTCTTGTTCTGGTACACTTTCATTCTGTACTTGGGTGTCCGTAGCTCTTTCGCTATCGGGTTCACTGTCACTGGTTTCTTCTTCTGTTTCATCTACTTCACCACGCATACGCTTTTTAAGCGCTTCCAGCTCAGCTTCATCTGCGTCAATACGTGCTTGGTTGCGTAGATGGGGGGCTGCGTTGATGATCTCTGTTTTGATATCAACTGGTTGGGCTTCCGACATTCTTTACTCCTTTATGTGGGGCCAGTCAACACTTTGACCGGGTAGCCTTATTGTATTATAATAGTATCGGGACCAATATCCACTACTTTTTATCTTGTTTATTAGACATCAGGCCACCTTTTCCAAACCCTACTTGTCCAGATGTATTTTTTCCTGATTTAATATCTTTAAGTTTAGCTGATGTTCTTGCTTGATTTGCTTTTTTAGAGGATGTTCCTGCTTTAATAGCCGCCGTAGCTGCTTTACTTGCCTCTGACTGTGCCTTAATCGCTGCATGATAAGCGGGTGAAGTAGTGTCACCTGAGTTGGCTTTAACAGCAGCAGTTGCATTCTGCCAAGACTGGATTGCCTGACTTGCAGAAGGTTGCGAATTAGATTTAGCTGCAGCAGCCTTACTCTTAGGCTGTGTACCCAACGCATGGCTTTTTAGAGAGGTGTCTCCATAAAAGTCTTTTAAAGACCTGTGGCTTAGCTTACCTGTACCGCCTACACGACGCGCTCCATTCCAGCTATCACCCTGTTCTGGTCCTTGTATACCAGCTCCACCAGCATC